ATGTAATCATTTGCAGGGATCACATATGGACTACCTCCACCTGTTACGATTGGTGGTGTTTCCATAGGTGCTGCTGGTTGTTCAATAGGTTTCAAATCTCCTGCCATTATTTGTGTTGATTTTTCATTTGATTCTACTGCATCTAACGCATTGTTGTTTATCATGTCACCTGACATGAAACCTTTGACTGCTTCTTTTATCTGTGTAACTTTGTTTATTATCTGGTTCTTAACGTTACTTACATTGTTTATCGGTGGTGCTGTTATCTTTGCTGCTTGGAATGCTGCTTTGAGTTTATCAGAATACTGAGTTCCCTTTGTACCAAAGGAATCCTGACCTACTTTGTTTTGTGTTATATGAACCTTAGCACCCTGCCATCCTTGGTTATGTGCATACGCTAGTATCTCCATCTTTCTAAGTAAATCTGCGTCTGCATATTCTTTTACTGAGGAAAGATAGTTGTGGTTAGCGATGGTNAATCCAGCAAACAATCTCTCTTGTAATGCTCTATTGTTTCTGAACATAACACGCATGAACTTCCTAGGATCTTCATCATGACCTGGGTCTCTCATACCCATGATGCGTGCACCGTCTGTCTTAGCAAGTGGACCCATCTGGTATCTACCATCATACATGTCATTGTTACCACCAAATACTCTATACTTACCACTTGACTCTATGTCAGCAATAGTATTTCTGAATGTATCCCACATCTTTTTATTTGCACCTATCTTACTTTCAATCTTCTTATAAGGAACATTTGGTGCATTGATTGTATTACCAATCGCTTCTAATAGTCCACCCGCTGCCATAGGTGCAACATTAAATCCAGCAGACTTTGCTTGCAACAGTCTAGTGTTAGTTAACCCTGGATTCTGTCGTGTTGCTGGTGTGTCATATGGTATAACAAATGCTTGCCCAAGTGGTCCACCACCCTGTGCCATTGATGCAACATACTCTGTACCATGTCCTATGAATGATGTAGATCTACCACCATCTAATGATACAGGATATCCAGACATAGGACCTTTGATCCAACCACCCTTTGCCATTGGTGTAAATGCACCCGAATTAATGCTCACATTTCGTGCGTTTTGTATTGCTTCAAGATGTCCAGGATCACCTGGGTTTAATACCGTACCATCTTGTAATTGGATTGGTATATCATTATTAGGCATATTAGCAGTAAATGTCTCGGTTTCGTTACCCTCTCCACTATTTCGATACTCACTAAAAGATTGTGCTGCTTCTTCATCTTCTCGTGGTTTTTCTAATTCTTCGGCAGGATCACCAGTAGCACCTAAGAGAAACTTCGCTAATCCTAAACCAGTAATTAAGTTCACCAGTCCATTAATTAAACCACCAACACCTTCCATAAATTGTGTCAATGATTTCTGCAATTTACCTGATTTCCAGAACTTTATAACTTTCGCTATAACAGAAGGAATACCTAACATTGCTAGGTTCATGGTAAACTTAACAAATTCAAATATCTTCTTGTATGTTTCTGGATCAAAAACTGCTGCGAGAGTATTCAGTCCTGTACTGATTAGAAAACCAGCAACTTTTGAAAAGAACTTGACTATATGTCCTATACCCTCGATAAGACTTTTCATCTTCTTCTGAGACTGTGGATCAGACATCCACTTCATTACTTGATAAGCTATAAACTTACTAATAAGACCACCAAATAAAGTCGCTATGTTTTCTAGGAAACCAAATGCTGCCTTCCCAACCTTTTTCATAACACCAAGACTACCCTTCAATGCAGTCTTTAACTTACTTTCCTGCTTTCCTTCTGACTTATCATCTTTCTTTCTACCCGCTTCATTAATTAATCTTGCTTTTTCGTCTTCTCTTTCCTGCTGCTCTACTTCTAAATGCTCTCGTCTCTTATTAAGTTGCTCTTCGTAATTTGATATAGTGGTTTTTGAATATTCTTGAAATGTCTCTTTTAGATTCTGTGTAAGAATTGCAATACTATTAACAGTAGCACCTAAACTATTAAGTGCCTTAACGTTCTTAGTAAAATTGATAGTTGGTTGAGTAATAGTCTTATCCCCAACCTTAACTGTGATACCACCACGCTTGACAGTACCCGCGTTTACCATTTTGTATAGTCTTGCTTTTGCCATTATGTGAGTAAGGGACTAGGAGATTTTGAACCACTGATAACTTTTGGTGGCGGTGCTTGTACAGAACGTATGATCTGTTGCCTCGCTACCATGATTATTTGTTGTTGAGTAGACTCTTTACTACGTTGAACCTTTGCTTCTGATGAACCTGTGAGAGTATCTACCTTGTTATTTATTGCTGATGTTGGTGAAGATTGAACTTGTTTTGGTTTAACCCTTGTATCATTTTTAGGTTTAACCATACTTGTCATGGGTTGTACTTTCGTTGACTCTTTATTCTTAATGTTATTAACCATTTCTGTATAGAGATTATTCCATACAGTTGGTTTACCTTTGATCTTCTTACTTGTATCTTGGTTTGGAGTTACAAGACCACCTTTGGAGAAACCATCAGAATCAGTTACTGTTATTGTACTTCCATCTGATTCTTTCAGCGTTGTTGTACTCTGCCAAGTGGAGTGTCCAGTATTACCACCATTTGCATCTTGAAGCATTTTCTGCATATTTCTTCTCGCTTCAAGATACTTTATCGCTGCCTCATCACCATTCTTCTCCATGACATATAGTTCGTTAAGACTATACATTTGATCGTCAACACCACCAAAATCTAAAAGACTTATGTTCTTCCTATCCTGTGGGTTGATTCTAATGTCGTCGTCATTAAACTCTGCGTCAGTTTCTTCGATGAATTTCTTCATCTTCTCATCATTTTCTTGCTTCTTCTCTACGTCTGGGTCTCTAAGTATTGGTCTTGGACTTAATCCTAATGCATTAGCGAGTGGATCCTCTACCTCTGTTAACTTCTTGAATCCAGGCAATTTACCTAGACCTCTTAATAATTGTGCACCAATAAATTCTCCTGCCATACCTCCTGCTGCACCTGTGATGAATCCAGGAAAACCACCAAACGGTGAACCGATTGCAAAACCAGCAGCATATCCTAGTAGTCCAGATGTTGCACTTACAATAGCATTAATAGGAGACTCACCCATACCATAGTCTATGAGTCCCATGACTGCTGCTATGACTTTATCAATACCACCTATCTTTACTCTTCCTTTTGCTTCTTTCAAGAACTTAGATAGGTTTGCCATCTCCTTGCTCTTCATTGCAATCTTAACATTCTTGATNGCAAAGTCTTTTGCATTCTTTAATCCAGTCTTTGCATTTTTAAGAGACAGTACCTTCTTAATGTTAGGGTTCTTTTCAATAATAGGTTTAATAGTATTCTTTATCCTCTCCATCACAGGTTTGAACATCGCCTTCGGGTTCTTCACCATTTCTTTCAACTGGTTCATCTTTGCCCCTATCTTCTTACCCCAATCAAAGACACCACCCTTTACTTTGGTTGCAAGGTTCTTCATTCTACCAATATTCTTTGATGCCCACTCACTAGCACCCTTATATAAGTTCTTACCTTTCTCTACTGTATCCAGAGCAAAGTTCTTTGTCTTACTTGCAATATTCTTACCTCTGTTCCATATATTCTTACCAAAATTCATCACACCATCTTTCATCCCTTTCAGACCTTTCGATATGTTCTGGGGAGCATTCTTTACCGTAGACACTATATTGTTTTTGAAGTTCTTTACCTGTTTAATCTTGTTCCCTATTTTTGATTGGATATTTCTTCTCATTCTACGAAGACGATCACCCAATGAATTCGGTTTCCTTGTTGGTTTTCCAGGTTTTCCAGGTTTTCCTGGTTTGCCAGGTTTCCCAGGAGGTCTAGGTATATTTGGTTTCCTCTGGAAGAAATTCTTGATTTTGCGTAGTGTATCACCAAGTTTCTTCATCTTCTTGTAGTCACCTACAAGTTTCCATGGCATTAATAGTCTTGACGCTGCCCACAATGACCCTAATCCACCAAATATCTGTAAAACACCAAATATCTTATCAAATGCCTTACCTATACCTTTACTGTCTGGGTTGGTGCCAAATACTCTGGTGATACCTTCCATAATTTGAGATACACCAAAACCACCAATCTTTGCAGCAGCACCTACTATGGCACTTACTGCCTTTAATAATATCTCTGCGTTCTTTTGATTCTTAGGGTCACTCAACCAATCAAACGCTTTATATGCTACGAATGCTGTAAATGCTTTACTAATAAAATTGACAATGGGTGCGAAACCTTTTAGAAGTCTCTCCCACCATTTCATCTTTTTCCCTTCTTTTTCTGCTATCTCTTCACCTACTTCTTCTCCATCACCCTCTTCTTCTTCCTCTTCATCTTCTTGTGCACCTTCTGCTTTTTCGTCCTGCTTCCTTCCTTGCTCTACCAAAGGGGAGATAGGAGTTAAAGGTTTGATTAATTCTTTACGATGTTCATGCTCCTCATCTAGTAATGTATCTTCTTCTGTTACTAATGCAGAAGCAATATCTGCATGAACCGTCATGACCTCACTGAGATCTTTTATCTGCTGACCAAAATATGTGACTGCCCCACCCATCCTGTTCTGGGCAACTATGAGAGGACGCATCGCTTTGACCTGTGCCGAATTACCACTAGGCGGTTTGACGTTAATATATTGTCTTAGCGTTGCTGCCACTACATTGAAGTCCTATTCTTGTTCTGTTGTCTCTTAATTCGCTCTTCTTCTTCCTTCAAGTGTCCTATTAATAGGTTGACATACACATCACGTTCCCATGGAATCATATCGTTTAACTCCGTCAAACTATACTTGTGATGCTGCATTAATGCGAAGTTCGTCTTATAGTGATTCATAAGACTGTCATGCATTAATGCTATCCGAAAAAAGCAGCAAGTCCCTCCAATACCACTTCATTAACAACTTTGGTGTTGGGATTTTCTACCTTCAATGTATGAGTTAATTTCGGCATAGTCTCAAAGAAGTTCTGGATCTTAGTAAACTGTGCATTATTCATATCACCTATAAAGTCCTTTGCTTCTTTCGATGTGAAAGAATCATAGATCTCGTCTCCATCATATACTTTGTCAATACACTCTGCTGCAAGAGCAAATACATCTTCAACATCTGGATTATCCACCATATTACGGTCAACAAATGCATCCAATGCTGGATATTTCATCTGTAATTTGATGTCGTCACTCAATGGTATGATAGTCTTATGACCTTTTGGTATATTTACTTGGACTTCATTTAAGTCAAGTTTAACGTCTACCTCTGTTTTACCATCATCTTCACATACTATCTTGAACTCACTCTCTTCTCCAACTGCTTTGGATCTAATCTGTAAGAACAAGAATTCTAGTTCAAATGTTGGTAGACTATCTACACTCTTCAAATCAGTACAAGATTTTAATATATTCTTGACTGCCTTGATCATCTCTTTCTCTTTCTGCGTCTCCATTGCGAGATACAGTAATTTCTCTTCTTTTACGAGAAATGGTCGAAAGTTGACCTTTTTCCCTGTGACTGGTAATTTACAGTCATACTCAGGCACTACAAGTTTTGGTAATGGCATGATGAATTTATAATATCATTTGTATTTATAGCACTTACGCTGTGAATGATCCACCGATAGGTGGGAAGTCTCCTATGAGAGTATCAAGGAACTGCGGTATGCTAGTGTCAGTATATAGGTCTTTTGGTGTGAATTTTACAGGTTTTGCCCTTAATGTCTGTGGCATGGTCTGATCCATCCTATATCTCTCGAAATAAAACGCAACATCTAACTGTACTAGGTTTGTTTGTTCGTTATTGAGTTGTATTTGACCCACATTGTGTGGAAATGCACCGTATAACTTATATGCAGCAGTCTGTTGATGTCCTTCTGGTCCGTTTTCGTACTTCAAGATCTCCATGTCTATAACATAGTCATCATAGAATGCTACTGTATTATCTCCATCTGATGCTGTGTGATTCATCCATTGTTCAAAGAAATATCTGTGTCTCTGGTCTTTTGAAACTAAAAACTGTATGCTAATCTCTGATACAGTCTGTCCTGTTGCAAATCTTCTTATCTGTCCTATATTATTCAACTCACCAGTTGTTACTGCTCTACTAGGTAGAGTAACACTACTAGCATAGTAGTCAACAGTTCTTTCCGCTTCTATCAACTTTACTGGATCGTAAATACCTTCACGCAAGATATTAGGTGCACCCAAATTAACCTGATACAGGTTACTGGTCATGGGCATAGCACCCGCTGACCTACCTATCATGTCTTTAAATTCTTTAAAACTATTTGGTTTCACTACAACCTACTCCAAATGAAACTACTGGGTATCTCTATTCGTACACCACCAAGTTCTCTAACAAACTGTTCAGAGGGTAGTGGAACGAAATCTCGAAGATCAACAGGAGGGACTAATCGTATATTAGATGCCCTACCTATAAAGTATTTATGATGACAACGCATAGGATATGATATAGAACCACTACCCCATGTTTTTGCAATGCTTTGACGTGCTGCTGGACGTAGATAATGTAAGTTACCACCAGAAAATTGTCCGTTTATAGGATCAATGTCAACAACAAGAGTCATTGGAAATGTATCAAAGAACGGTAACGACTCAGTAGCAGCACTATAACTGTAATATATGCAATCACCTACCTTGACCTCACCTGGGTCTAATTTACCAAATAACTCTCCTCTATACCAGTCCTTTGACTTTGCTTTACCTTTTGTTGCTTCTTTGATGTCCTCGAATACACTCATACTTGTAACTCGTGTTCTGTAAGTATCTTAAAAGTCATACGTCTGTCTTTACAGTATTCCACTGCTGCTTTCCACTTCGCTTCATTTATAGCATATGTCTTGATTTCAGTTATATACTTCTTTGTACGTCTGCGTTGTTGCTTGGGAGGTGTCGTCTGCTTATTAGGTTTGACCTCAATAATAAACTTCTGCGTCCCCCCAGTTTTAGTCCTTGCTCTGACGTAAAAGTCTGGGAAATAACGATGCACCCTCCCATCAAGAGGACTGATATAAGGTATGATAATCTCCTCTGATCCCCATTCCAAGATGTTTTCATTTTTGTCGCACCATACCATGAACTTTCTTTCCCATAAACTCCTATAAATAATAGCGGTAGGATCTCCCTTGTATTTATTTTTGTTAGTAGGTCTATAACGTCCAGAATATGCCATGTCAGCAAAACAACGATTAATGTATCCCATGACCAGTCCGAGAGGACCGAGTAANGGGGATGAAAGTATAAATCCAGAATCACAATTNAGTACTAAGGCATTAGATTACCTTAAATTTACTGTTTATGATCCAGAGTCAGGTGCGAACCCATATAACTATGTATCAGGACCATTGGGCGGAGGACCAGGTGCAAAGCAAATAGGGAACGATACTACTCAAAAGAATAGCATATATAAGACAATTTATCTGTATTTACCACATCAGTTAAAAGAATCATATACTACAAACTACGAAAAAGCAGCGTTAGGTGCATTTGGTGCTGCTGGTATTGATGCAGTTCAAGGTGATGCTACTAATGAGGAATTAACAAAGAGGTTAGCAGATGCAGCAGATAGTGGTAAATCAGAGGTAGCATTTAGTGCGATGTCGGGTATATTTAATAATGCATCCCAGTCACTAGGACTAGAAGGTAATATATCAAAGAATCAGATTGCTGCACTTGCAAAGGGAAAAGTATTTAACCCTTATGAAGAGACTGTGTTTAAGGGAGTTAACTATCGCTCTCATGCTTTTGACTTTGATATGTCACCTCGTAACCCAAAGGAAGCGATGGAGATACAAGGAATAATAGATTGTTTCCGTGAGAGTATGTTACCAGATACTAACGGTATCAATGCTCGTTGGTTGACTATCCCTAGATTCTTTGGTTGTGAGATAGTAAGATATACACCTAGGGGTTTTGGTGGAGAAGTTGCAGGAGAGGGTCTTAACAAACCCGCTTCACTCGCATCATTACTAAGATTCCCTACAAATTTAGTGCTAACAAGTATGAATGTTGACTTGACACCATCAGGTCAGAATACATCACTTAGACAGGGATTCAATGAACTAGAAAATGGAACATTGGAAGACTATGGTCCTGCATCATATAAGTTATCACTATCATTCGACGAGACTGCATTTGTTACTCGTAACATGATTACAGGTGTAGATAGAGATCCAACTGCTAACCTTGGTACTAAATCTGGTCAGTTTAATTTAGGTACAGAAGGTAAGGGTATGCCATCTAATCCGAAAGGGAGGTTACAAGTGGATAGATCAACTACTCCAACATATGCTAAGAGAACGAGAGGATCAGGAGCAGGAGGACGCTAATGAGTTATTTTAGTTATCTACCAAGAGTCGCAGTCAGAACTTCTACATTTAGACAAAATAATGTAGAACCATCTGTTATTGCAAGAAACATATTCAGAAAATGTACTCTTATCGAAGAAATGCAGGAGAGTGTTCTTGGATTTCAACAGTATTCTATCGCTAATAACGAAAGACCAGACCTTATTGCAAATAACGTATATGGAAACTCCTTATATGATTGGATCGTGTTAATATGCAACAACATAATTAACGTATATGACGATTGGCCCTTGTCTGAACAGGAACTCCAAGATTATGTAAAAGACAAATATAGGTTCTCAACTGGTGTACATCATTATGAGACAAATGAAATAAAAGACTTAGATACAGGAAGAGTGCTTGTGAAGGCAGGAATCACAGTAAATGAGAATTGGTCATATATTAGGTCAGATGGCACAACTGTTCCAAACACCACATATCCAGTTTCTAACTATGAGCACGAGAAGAGCATAAATGACTCNAAATCAAATATTTGGTTATTACGTCCAGAATACGTTGAGGACTTCGTTGATGAATTTGAGAATTTGATGAAATATGCTCCAAATGAAGAATTAGACCCCGAATCCGATATTAAGGTAACTCCTAATATCATCAAAGAGGTCTTTATAACAAGAAAAGACGAATATACAACAGAATACGGTTTAGCACCATCTATTGAATTCGCCTCTGCTATTGAATTAGTAAATAAGACAGTTACCACTACTACGACTGAAAGTGGTGCTACTCAAACTACAACTATTACATCTACTGACGTAAATTCATCAGGTGTAGTCGCAGGAACCACAGATGCTTCATCTACTGCATCACAGACATCTACCGACACATCATCGTCATCTAGTTCTAGTTCTAGTAGTTCCAGTTCTGGATCTAGTTCCTCTGGTGGATCTAGTTCTTCTGGTGGTGGCGGTTACGGTGGTTACTAATATAACGTGGTAGATAAAATATACAAAACGACGCAAACCAGAATATAAGTACAAAACTCAAATGTGCGAGTCTATTGGGATTTATTATCAATCCTAGTGTGACGAGTCCTATCCATGTGTAGTCCAAAGTGCCATGGAGACGATACCACACGTTTTCTCCTAATTTCTTAATTACCTTCTTTCTCAAATTATCAAAGAAAGGAGATATATGTCTCATCATGACAAAACCCTCATTTAAGACCATGAGGGTGAATCCTATCCAAAATACCATTAGTAACGATCTGGTATATTTGCCTTATATGCTTCTGGGGTGTGATCCTTGAATTTGTCGTGATTACCATCCCCAGGCATTTTGCCATATGCAACGTATTGTATTGCTTGCATGGAACCTTCCAATCTCTTTAAATCGCTCTCATTTTTAACATACTCTTCATACCAACCTTTTAGTTCATCTTGTCTGGCATTGAGTTGCATTGTACGCTTAGTAAAGCGTTGAATTAGTTGTTCGTAGTTTTCAGTAGGTTTAGTCACGTTGTCTCCAATCATCAGGTTTCTTGCGGTTGAACCATTCGCCTATATCGTCAGCACTGTTGAACCCTTCTCTATAATCAGATGGGTCGGGTTCTCCTAATCCCATCTTATTCAGAAAATCGTCGGTCCCTCCCTCCTTCATGTTGGGATTTGCTGCTCGCTGTCGTGCTTGACGCAACCATGTGGCAGCAGTAGTATTTGACTTTGCTAGTTTTTGTGCCCATATCATTTCTGTGAGATTCACCTCTTTTCCTTCGGCAATCAGTTTGCAGACTTTATCGAGTCTGAGTCGATATTGGGTTGATAGCATTTACAGGTCCTTTTCTAGTTTTTCGATTCTAGTAAATTCTTCGCGTGCGTGCGAGGAGCGTTCTGAGAGCACTTGATGGATATCAGCAATAATTACCTCATTACTAATATAGTCATCTAGGTACTTATCAATCGCTTCTTTCAGATAACGATATCTGTGCCATTCGAGCGAGTAAGGTCGATAGTTCATGTTATAAAATTATGAAAAACCCTGGGGGCGAAAAATTACCGCGAATTTTTTTCCCCCCTTTTCTTGTTTCAAAAGTGAAATAATATATGGGTTAGTGATGATGATGTGGGGAGTGGTAGTGGTAACCATCATGTAGGTGACAGTTGATCCACTTACTCCTCTTCTCCCACTTCTGTGTCCTAGGAACGTAACGTCGTCCGTTATAGTACCCAGGAACCCAGTAGTAGTAATCGTAATCCACTCGGTAGCAACCGTCTTCCTTGTAAGGAGAACCTCCATACCCTGAGTGATGGTGGTGATTGCTGTATTCAACAAACGGTTCCCAAAACTCTGCCCAAGTTAGTGCGTTGGCAGGGGTTGCAAATGACAGTGCTGCAAGTGCAATTACGATGCGTTTCATTATTCTTCTGCTAGTTTAGCAAAGTAGGATAGATCAGGGTCTTCCTCTTCTTTTAATGATGATACAGCATTACCGAACCCTGGTGTTGGAGGAGTAGACACTTCTTCAACTGGTTGTGCAATCTGATCTTCATAATCTAAACCATCGTCGTCTTCATTAATAGCAGACGCACGACTTGTTTTACCAAGAACGAGATTCAATCTTGATTCTAGTTCTTCGTATGACTTGAAGTTCTTAGAATCAGTAAAGTCTTTTAAACTATACTCCTGATTATATATCTCTTCAAGTTTGGTGTCTTCAAAGTTACCGAGTGTACCCGCAGAAGCAAACTCAGAACGATCATAGTTCCAGTATCCATCTTGCTTGACTATCTTTAACTTGAAGTCAGCACCCTTCCAGAAACAGAAAGGATTGATAGGATCTTCATCTTCAAACTGAGGTTTCATTGCCTCAGCAATCTTATCATGTATCTTCTTACCATACTTATAAAGGAAGACTCTTCCTTCATTCTCTGGATGTAGAGGATCTTTTACAACGTAGATGTTTGAGTAGTAGGAGAGTTTCCTCTTTTGTTTCCTTGCTACATCTTTATCTGAGTCTAAACCAGAATTCCAGAGCACGCGGTTAAGGTCACCGACTGGATCTTGTTGACCAACAGTAGTCAACGAGTTCTCGATGTACCAACCACCAGGACCCTGGAATGCATGAGAAAAGACTTGTGCCCAAGGTAGATCTTCCTTTGCAGGAGCAGGAAGGAATCTGATTACTGCGTAACCGTTGCCTGCTTTGTCCACCTCTGGTTTCCATAGACGCTCGTCGGGACCTTTGCCCCCACCCTTAGTAGTCATCTTGTCTAGTTCTTTTGTTAGTGAACTGATAGATGAACTGCTAGACTTTTTAAGCGATGAAAATGACATCTGTATTCTCCGTATTGTTTTGTATTTGGTATGTTCGCCACCATAAATGATAGCATACTATTTATGCGATGACAACCCCCTATATCTGGAAGTCGTGACCACTCTTTCCATCCTGCAAGTCCTTCTTCCAACCCATTAGTTTGTCCTCCATGACTTGCAATATACTCAGCAGATTACCTCCGCCAGAGTACATTGATGACATCTGATCTATTCTTTCTTTCATTTCACTTATCTCTGACTTCTCTGTATCATCTTCGCTATTTACTTGAACATATCCTGCCATCAGTTGCAGTCTTGAATAGAATACCTTCTGTTTTGCAATCAAATCTAGTGTCTTATTGATATGATTTAGTCGTGCTTCTTTATCAAAGGACTGGAACCCCTGAGACATCTGTAAGAGTTCAGTATAACACTCTTGTAGATCATCTAGTTCTTCTTTTACTACTTCTGATTTAAAGAAGTCTTCATCTTCAATTTTCATAAGGGTAATACACCTCTACTGGTTCGTTTGATACAGTTAAGTTGCTGTGCGTTTGCTTTGATCTTATCTTTGAGTGGTTTAGAAATGAGTTTACTAACTCTTTCAATTTCTATCTCATACTCTTCACATACTGATGCAACTGCTTCAATATAATTTATAAGACCATTATTATTCTGAACTGTGGTCTCGACGAGAGCACTGAACTTATTCTGTGTCATAAAATTCTCTTCGAGATCCTTCACGATTTGATGCCCTCTAAGTAGTAACGGAACTCTTTAATCCACTCACATAATACATCGATGTACTGTGTCTTGTCATACTTTTCTACTACCTGTGTCTGTCCGTCTTCTGCCACAGATATAGTAACAAGTTTCTTTACTTCACAACCAGTTCTTTCCCAATACATGTAAGCATATGCTGCTTCTTGTACAAAGTATTTGTGCAACCACTCTTCACGTTTTAGTTCCTTGGTTGTTTTGAAGTCTATTATTGCCAACTCCCCACAATATTCAGCAATGCAATCAACCCTACCAGCAATCCGTAAATCATCACTGTAAAGAGGTGCTTCAATAGCGTGAACATTATCAATGTTATCAAGAACCTCACGACTAAACCTAAAAAGGTACGCGGGAAGACCCTCGCTTTTGTCCACTGTTTTAGTGTCACCTTTAAGGTACGCTTCCACGATGCCATGATACTTAGTTCCTCTTAATGCTGATGTACGACGGACTTTCTCCGCTTCTTCAAATCCTACACGTTCTTCCCATGCTTTTAGAGTCGCACTAGATATGTGACTCACAATGGTGGTGACGGAGGGATACCAATTATCTTCGGGAGTCTTATAGAAACGTCTCCCTTTCACCTGTGTTGCTGATAAAGGTTTGAGTTCCTTAACAGCACCTACATGATTAAATGTTTTCATTAAGTTTGAAATCCAAGATTGATTTTGCTAACAAGATACTCTCTTACCATACCAGATCTTACGATATCTTCAATACCAAACTCTGTACAATCAAATGATGGCATTGTCTGTAAGATCTTCATGAAGTCTAACACACCTGTTCTCTCGTTTGTTTTTGTCAGGTCAGACTGTGTGTAGTCTCCTGAGAATATGATCTTAGCATCTTCACCTACACGAGTAATGATTGAATCAAGTTCGTGGAAGTTTAGATTACTAAACTCATCTACTATTATAACACACTTATCCAAAGTGACACCCCTTATAAATGATGTCGACCAAAAAGAAACTGTCTGCTGTGCTCTAAGATTATCGTATAGCATTTCAAATGATGAATCATCAGGCATCTTGAACATGTACTTCACCATATTCTTATATGGTATCTGATACAGGTTACTCTTGTCCTCATGATCACCTGGGAGGAATCCTATCTCTCTTGTAGGTACAAGTGAACGCACCATGTACACCTTATCGTATGGAGTAGAAGGATCTAATACATCTTGCATTGCAAGATACAAACTAATAAAAGTCTTACCTGTCCCTGCTGCACCATGAAGGACTAAGTTCTTTCCTTCTTTGTATGCATCAAAGACTTTCTTTTGGTTATCTGTAAGAGGTTCAATCACACTGAGGTGATCGATATTAATTGGTGTCTTTCTACGCATAACCTTAGTGGGTATGTTTGCTAATGACTTCTTTGGTCTAGGCATTATGTGTATTGAGAAAGGTTCGCTTTCGGATGTTCTGCTGAGATCTTTTGCATGACCTCCTTGAATCCATCAGTCTGTTTTGGTTTACCATATATGGTACCACCAGTTCCTGCTGACCAGTCTTTATCCCAGTCTGGATTCGCTGCTCTCCACTCATCGTATGCTTTCATACTCATAGAGAGTTCTTTCTTTTCTCCTGTTTTCTTATTTATTAGAGGGTAGGTAGGCATGTTACTGGATAATAGGCATTTGATTTGTTGGATAATCTTCTGGTGAAGGTCCAGGCATAGGTTCATATCTCGGTGCTCTGTCAGCAGGAGAAGGACCAGTTGGTCTTCTGTAAAGCATAGTCTCTATGAGTAAGTTTATATCAGCAGAGATTTGCTGATTTGTCTCCGCCATAGTTCGGTACCCTGTACCTACTACGATCTGCCCCGCCACCACTGAAAGACATGCAGTCCCCCAGAAAATATAATACCATTTAGTTTTCACTTGGTTTTTAAGTTTGCGTACAACTTTCATAATTAATCGATCCTCAAACAAGGTTGTATTGATGCTGCGTAGTCATCTAATTCATCACAATCACAAGAACCATCACACCATTCTAGTGCTTCGGATATGATTGGAAACTGACATACGAAATGACGTTTAGCGAGTGAGACTACATCCATGTGTTCCTTCTGTGTACCGTTGGCACTACGAAGTTCTATGTAATGTATCCACGATCTCAAACTACCTGTCATGTATAGTTTGGTTGGAGTTGCAAGAGGGAGTACAAATCTAGCACACTCTTTTGCAATGCCATCAGCAAGCATCTTCTTATATAATTCCATACCATGCTCGAAGTGATCTTGGATCAAGATCTCATACTTCTGGATCATAGTAGGATCAAGGTCATTGATACTGTTCTGTCTGTTCTTACTGTCTTGTCGACGTAACTCAGGAACTTCAATGTCACCTAGCATNCTGCTGTCAGCATATCTCTGACTAAATTCTTGGAATGTAAAAGAACGATGTCTAAGTATCTGTGCAGCAAGTCCTCGTGTAGTTTCAATTTGTAATGTCATACTTGCCTGTTCAAATACAGACCAGTGACCATGCTTAATACAATACTTTAATAGTCCTGCAACCTTTGGATTATCTTGGTTGTTAGGGTTACTAACACGAGCAATATATCCTATTGTTTTTTCTGCATCAGGTGTCACAGAAATTAAACATACTTTTGGGTTCATCTTACAATAAATCTAGTCAAAATATATAATGCTACCGATTTCACATATCCGATAGCGGGTAATCCAAATAGAGCAGGCATACATATGTTCCATGCTGCCCAAACAAAAAATGGTAGGATTGCTATGCCAAGTAAGAAGTCAAGAAGCACCTCACCTTTATTAAAACCCCACATATATGCAGGATCATCTTTTGGGTCTGGTTCCTTCTTAAAAGGAGACATGTTATACATCACCTTCTTTTGCGTTTCTTCTTCCCTGTGTCCTCCTGTTGTTCTAACCATAATCTTGGTTGTATTCTCCCTTCGGTTTGTTTCCAGATCATCTTTGTGTCTTTGTAATTATCATAATAAAAGTCAAAGATGTCTGCTTGTTTAGATGACATTACTATGTCGTGTGCGATCTTGGTACCATCGTTATACGAGATGAGGTATGAGTTTGATGGTAGTGATCTATCGTTTGCGTCTTCTGGTTTACAATCTCTTTTGAGTTGTTTCACCCTCGATTCCCCCACTTGATTTGTGGAAATGTTTCTTCGACGCATGCCTTAGTAATTTTGTATCTCTTGTTAAGGATACCATCCTTTGCAAGAATAACAACCTTCGCTTCATCAGGGTGAAGTCCTTCTAGTAATTGAATGAACATTTGTTCACGTCTCATACGAGGAATGTTAGAACCACCTTTAAAGAAGTGATGTAGGATTCTACCTTCTTTCTCTAACTTGGTATGCTCTGTACCTTCGGGTGCATCATTCTCTTTGAAAGGAGGTGTACCCTCTGGCAATAAACATTGTAATGAATCATCATAGTTGATGATAAAGATAGACCTAAGCGTTTGAGAATCATTATCTCTAAGGATTTTGATCTTCTGTGCTTTTGTCTTTGCATTATGTGCTTTTTGTAGCACCTCTGAGATCAGTAGTCTCATAATTAAAAATCAGTTGTTGGTAGGTAAGAATATTTATTAGTCTTCTTCCTCATCATATATTGTATCATCATCATCGGGAAAACGCAAGTATATCATCTCTTCCCCACTTAAATTACCTTCTTCGTCATACATTTCTGGATGTAAGACTGCCTGTGTGTAGTCTTTACGTTCTACCCAAGTATCATAAGCATCTTTCAACTGCCATGATAGGCATGCACCTATTAAGAATGCTCCAACAGTCAAGACGGATACAATGTAAATGAATGCGGGATCTGCCATGTCTCTCTCCTGTTGTTTTAGTTATTTAGTCGCTTTCTTTTTACGACCTGGTTTGCGTTCAGCATGGTAGGTCCATGCATCATTCAACATACCATAAAGGTAGTCTTTAATCTTTCTTGCCTTTGGTTTTGGTATGTGACCGTACGCTTCAAGCAACTGTTTGTCACCACCTTTGATGTAACCTTCCAGTTGCATTATGATGTCATTGATTTCAGTTGCTGTGGTTGACTCAATAAATCTGTCTACTGAGGGACGAGTCCACTTCCCTGCTTTTAGATATGGATAGACCTTGAAGAGAAACTTACCATCTGGTTTCACTGCTGCATCTATTGCACGTTCAATCAGTTCGTAAAATTCCTCTTCATTAATCTGGTTCATAGATAGTTGCCTTCTCTCAAATATGAAATGGTCTCGGTGCAACCACCTTTCTTGACTCCATTGATAAGAATCTGTGGGAAGGTTGCAGTCTGTCCGAACTCTTGTTTGAATTGTTCGCGAGTAAACTGTTGACCGAGTGAGTACTCAGTATACCCCCAACCCTTTGTTTTGTAAACCTCTTTGATTTTTGTGCAGTAAGGACAACCAGATCTAGTATAGATTACGGTGCCACCAGGATTCTTTGACATGTTAATAAAGGAATAAAAAAGGGAGCGTAATGCTCCCTGATATTTAGTTTGGTATTGAACTTAGAATGTGTACTTTACACCCGCCTTACCAGACCAGTCTACGTCGTCTTTGTTAGTAGCACCAGATAGTTCTCCGTATACACCAACTTTATCGTTGATTGCCTTACCACCACCGATGTAACCGATTAGTTCAGTGTCACCGAACTCATCAGCAGTCTCTGTGTGAGTTGTTGTAGGACCACCAGATACATACCAGTCAATTCCATTAGGAGTTGTTCCTTCGTATCCAAGTTGGAATTCCCATGTACCAGACTCATATGCTCCATCAGGATATGAACCACTTGCTTCTACATTAACGTAAGGACCTGCAAACGCAGCACCAGAGAATAGAAGAGGAGTTGCAGCAAGTGCTGCGATTGTTGATTTGATCATTGTTGTTTTTATTATCTCGCAAGAAAAATCCCTGCGGATGTGAGACTACACCGACATGTGTGTCTATTATCTACGCAGGGGCACGATCTTTCGATCCCTTTGTAATGTTATTTAGTATACATTTTCTTTGGGATCTTGTCAAGCGTTAGGAAAAGGTAACAACCAACACTACCCTGCGTTTGCTGATAGGAGGTTTCATACAGTGCCAACCATCAAAGATAACGATGTCATCCTCTAAGGGTTGGTGCATTTCCTGCGTGACAAATTCCTCATTAGTTATGATAGTCGGACCTCCTGCATCTGTCAAGTACACGATCAGATTATGATGTGGGAACTGGTGATCTATGTGAGGAGGAGTGCTCCTTGGATTGTTGGAAGGGTGTACACAGTTAGCATTGACCCTGTATATACAGTTGACTGGTATGTTATTGAAATCAAAGATCTCATGTACCATTGGATAAACATTCTGGAACTGCTGTGATTGAACAGTAGGGAAGTAATGCTCTCCTATCGTACCAAACTTAGGACGTGATAATAGTTCATGACTATACCACCCATCTAAATTGTAGTCAGTTCCTTCTGAACCTACGACTGTGGTTGGTTTATAGTACCATGCAAAGTCACCTTTGAGTAGTAACTCTTTTGTCTGATGATATAGTTGAGTGTCGGGACACTTCAAATGTGTGAATGTCATTTAGATAGGAAGTCTTTTACGTCTTTTACTTCTTCTGGTGTTAGTTCTGGTTTCTCTTCTTCCTTCACCTGTTCTATTCTAGTGGGTGGTGCAGGCATGTCAACCTCTTTCATATCTATTCTGTCTAATTCACCTTGCCAACCATGATAATATTTCTTCATCTTTTTCAGCATCTTCTTACGACCCTTGGGATCGTTCTCATACTTACCTAGGACCTTCGTCAAGGCATTCATTCTACGGACCGAGTGCATAAGACTACGATCAACTGCATTCTCACCAAATCCTTGTGGCATTAGTAAACCTCATCAATAGTTAGTTTAAATTTAATTCGATCAACTTTCTGATCTGACTGACAGAGATACCAGAGATTAGAATCTCTATTGTGTGACTCCTGATAGAAAACTTCACGAGGTGTGAATCTTTCTGGATCGGATTCTCTATCCTCTGCTTCTAGTATGATTTCTCTGGGTAGAGAAACGTTAGTACCATTATCCCTAGGATAGTATGGAGTTACAGATCCTGCAACGTTCTGATATTTATTCTTCTGTGCTTGGACAGGAGGGTATTCAAATTCAAACTCTTGATTTATTTGGTATGCGTCACCTTCGGTAACACCAAATACTTCTACCCCTGCACACCAGTATATACTATTTCCATACCTTAAATCAACCCCATCTACAAAGTCAGTAGGAGGTACAGTATATGGCCAGAATGCCATCCTTACCTTTCCGTTGGGAAGTGTATCTACGATACGTTCCTGTGCACCAAACTCACCTAACACATAGTCATGCATGAATGACATCTTACTATACTGTCCGTTAGATGTTGGTACAGTACCCATAGGATATCCTCCTGCGTTACCGTTAGTAATACCACTAGCATAGTATGCATCAAGTAAGTTATGGAATGCTTGTTTGTTTGAACCACTTGCCCCAGGTGCTTTGTAGTGTCCAAACCATGCAGTAAATCCATTCTTGTTACTGTGCTGGAAGAAGTTACTGTCTACCTTCAATCCTAAGTCACCTTCGATAGTCTCAGAGGGTCTACATATGAGTCCACGATTGAACTCAAAGAGTGTGTTGTAATAGATACCACGATCACCAGTGGTACCAGACCTTGTGTATGAACCATCAGCATCATGATTACTAGACATGATGATACCTCTTCTACCATTGCTACCACCCTCATAGAATCCAGGGAATCCATTCCTGCTATTGTCACCCATTTGTTGTCCCCACTCAGAACCACCATAGTAATTGTCATTCCAGTATGTGTTATCAGCAACCTGTTGTCCGTTGTCCCACACTACAACCTTATCAGTCCATGACTGTGCTCTGTTGTCCCAGAGTTGTATGCTGAGTTTCTTGATCCTACCTTGGTTACCTGTGTCAGTGTCTGTCCTAGGTGAGTTAGATGCAATTCTACTACGTCCTGCTGCTTCTCCTGCTGCTGGTGACGTAACTAGATTAGTTGACCATGGTTTCTCGAACTGTTGTGATGCTACATCCATCATGATCAGACCAAAGGAACACGATCCTGCTGCTGGTCCCTTGCTTATCTCTTCGAGTTTATATGTCAGTGTGTCACCATCTGCAACAGTAAACTGTGCAAATGTATGTCCTATCCTTGGCCATGTTGCAACGTTTGCTGTGTAATCTACGAGAGTAGAACCATTCTTCTTAAATGTAAACCGATACTTAATCTCCTCTGCCTCTGGTGCACGAATCATTATTCCATATGCTTTCAGTTCCAGTGTGCCTGCTTTCAATGCTGTAATAGTTTGTGTCCTATTAACCTCTGCTGAATACTCACCACTACATACACCAACAGATGCATTCTCTTGTCCAGTAGCAGAACTCTGAGGTACAGGTGAACCACATCCAGTACGAGTCACAGTAGTCTCTTCAAAACAATTATCAAACTGTGGATCAGTGCATTTCTCTTTTACAATGACAGGTATCTTAACTGGGTCAGGCATGTCCTCACCGAACACATATCCTTCTATACCTTCATACTTGTAGTCAGACCCAGGTTGCATCATTTCATAGTACACCTTGAAGTCATCGTAATCATCATCACCATTCAATAGATCTTCCCACCACTGCCAGTTCTCTGAGTTGAATCTAACCTTAGATACATCATCTGGATTCATCCTCCTATTAGAGAAGAACACCCAGTCAGATTGTGACGATGCACTGTTCTTATACCCACCACTGTTAGCAGTAAATGTTATGGTCTGTCCATCTGTCAGTCCATTGTTACCACCGTTAGGAACTAAGAAGAATACAATCTCTTGGTTAGGATATTGTTCTAGTACACTGATAGGAATCTTATACTGTGTTGTATCAACATTCTGTTTTACTCTTCCTTTAATAACTCGTGCCCAAGATATACTATCTCCTGCTGCATTTGTAATAGCAACACCCCATGAACTATCATACCCTGCATTTCCAGCAATAATATTATATGAAACGATGACAGGTGCTGCTGGTCTGTTCATGATCCTATACGACAATCTGTTTGGTAAGTATGTCGCTGGTTTATCTGTCTGTTGTGCTTTGACTAATGAATACTTGTGGTCAGGAGAAGGACCAGGGGTTACTTCTGTTAGAGTTCCTATCCTGAGTGTAGCATTACAATCACTACCATCACCGTCTCTTAAACATAAGAACTCACCCCCATCTTTCACAGTGGAGGAATAGTTTATACCAGACACAGCATACGACTGTCCTGCTGTCACATTAACCATCGTTGATGAGTTACCTTTCCTACCTGATCGTGTGAACGTTGCTCCTGCAACAGTCAGTGTATCAAATGCAGTTCCTGCTGTGCTTGGATTATCTGACCATCTCATATCCAACTTCACACTACCAGTTCCTGATCCACCTATCACTAAGTCAGTGCCTTGGAATGATGCTGTTATTGCTGGTGATCCTCCACGATAATATCTGTGTAGTTCTTCTACCTGTTCACCTTGTGACAATGCTGCTACTGCATCCGAAGGTGTCTTGTACACATACCCTAGTATCTCACCATTCATCATGCCTGCTGCGTTCATAGTAGCACGTTCTCCACTTCCCGCAGAGTCAGGTACACCTGGGTTAGTAACTAAGAATGTATCTTCTGTACTTGGAGAATAGAATCTATAAAGTGGTACAGTTCCATCTAATTGTTGACCTAGGATATAGAATGCAGGGTCTGATCCCACAGAGACGTATCCTGCTTTATCTGGGGCGGGTGTGAGACCATATCTACTGTCCTCTGCACCACCACCTATGATTTCTAATGTGACAGTTAGGTCTCTCAGACCTGGGTTCCATGTATGTGTTGCTGTTGTACCTATCGCAGGCAGTGTACCTGTCCATGACTCTACCCACCACTCAGAGTCATACTCACTACCATTTACTACACCTCTTGCTTTGAATGTAATAGTGGCACTACCCATAGTAACTGTTCTTGTTTGTGTTGTAGTGCTATTGAAATATAAAGTACCTGATTCACTGAGTACTTTACCACCCTTATAGTTTCCTGCTACATCAGTAGTAACAACTCTAAGGTTATGTTTAAGAGCAGCAGAACTACCACCAACTGCATTAGAGAATGGTGCTATTGATACATTGGGTTGTGCATTTCCTTTTGCATACTCATATATTCCTATGCGTGGACCGTTGCAGTTCTCTATACATATCTCACCAGTGGTAGCATTCTCTCCTCTGAAATAGAATGACTTACAGTCAGCACCTGGGGTTCTCCATGTGCCTGTGACATAGGGTTTGAATATACAGTCGACTGCATCTTTAACACACTGTTCCCACCCTGGATCTCCATCTTCATTGAGTCCTTTACATACGAGTTCTCTACCACTTTCTAATACAATATAGATTCCTTCTTTTGCTTGTTGTGGATCTGTACTTTTCTTAACACTACCATCTGCCAGTCCATTCATGACCTCTTCACAGTCATCATTAAGATCACCTGGGTTTGGCATCGTGGGTGGCATTGAGATAGGACCTACGTCACCGAACTGACATATAGTAAGGTCAGGGAAGAGTTCACATAACCAATCAATAGGACCAACAGGATCTAGTTTGATTACATCAATACCACTAGGACCAATCGCTTCTTGTACTGGTGCTAGNTCAACAGCAGGGTAACATCTTTGTACTATATCTCTGATGACCTGACCTGGGTTGATCGTTGCAACAGCAGGAGGTTCACCCTGTCTATTACGAATTGGTTTACCAGTAGAAGGTGTGAGTGGTGGAGAGATAGGACCATAACACTGGTCTACGATCTGTCTTATTGCTTGTCCTGCTGGTGTTGCTGCTGGTGGTGATGGTTCTCCTTGTCTTTGTCTAGGATACGCACCCTTATTTGATGGTGCTAGTGCAATAGGTGTACCATCATAACAATTATCTACAATTCTTCTTATTAAATCTGATGGAGACGCAGCAGGAGGTGGTACTGAGTCATCTACTGTCGGTGGTCTTGCTGTACTTACTCGTGGTGACCCTGGTGCATCAGGTGTAACACTAGGTATACTCTCAACAACATAGCATCCACCAACAGATATCCGAATGTTCTCACCCGCAGGAGTGGGTGGAGTTGGAGGAACTTCACCCTGTCTTGCTCGTGGATAACTATTGCTTGTGGTACTACTGGGTAGCAGTGGTATTCCGTCCGAACCGTAGCAAGGATTTCCTGCAACCATAAAAAAAGACCTAGTATAGGTCTAGTTATTTATCCATGATATAGAAGGGTGGAAGGAGGGAATACATTTTACCCTCATGCTATGGGAATCGCTAGTGCGAAAATTAGTACATAACAACAACAGTTCTATTGGTAATAGTTCTACCGAAGTAGCGGGCACCACCCCTAACTGTTTACATTACCCCGCCTAATTCCAACAGGGTTATTCAGTCACTTCCATGTCGGTTGATCGGTCCGACACTGATAATATAGCAGACTCTTCACAGGTTGTCAACCCCTTATGAAAATTAATATGTAATGCCTCGATGAAGACAAGAGACCCTACAATAATTAGATTACATACGGTCAGAGGATGGGTAAGATATTTCACGACATAAAAAAGACCCCTACTATGTAGAGGTCTTTGATACGGATTATGTTAGGACTGGTCCTAACGTGATACCTATTGCAACAAAGAATATGAATTCAAATATTGAGAAGTATCCTCCATACTTTACGAGAAATTGAGTCATTTGTGCTTGTGCTCCTCAGCATTAAGTTAACCGATTGATGGTGCAGTTAGAGCAACAGTTGTTGACTCAGCACATGCAAGATCAAGTGGGAAGTTGTGTGCATTTCTCTCATGCATTACTTCCATACCTAGGTTTGCTCTGTTTAGGATGTCGCCCCATGTTGGGATTACTTTTCCATTAACATCAACTACTGACTGGTTAAAGTTGAAACCATTTAAGTTAAATGCCATTGTACAGATACCCATAGAGGTTAACCATACGCATACCACAGGGAACACTGCAAGGAAGAAGTGTAGTGAACGAGAGTTGTTGAATGATGCATACTGGAAGATTAATCTACCGAAGTATCCATGAGCAGCAACAATGTTGTATGTCTCCTCTTCTTGTCCAAATTTATATCCGTAGTTTTGACTTTCGTCTTCTGTTGTCTCTCTAATTAAAGAAGATGTAACCAAAGAACCGTGCATTGCACTGAAAAGACTACCACCGAACATTCCTGCTACCCCTGCCATATGGAATGGGTGCATTAGAATGTTGTGCTCTGCTTGGAACACAAACATAAAGTTGAATGTACCTGAGATACCTAGTGGCATACCATCAGAGAAAGAACCCTGACCGAATGGGTACACTAAGAATACTGCGAACGCAGCAGATACTGGTGCTGAATATGCTACACATATCCATGGTCTCATTCCTAATCTATAAGATAGTTCCCACTGTCTACCCATGTAGGCAGAGATTCCGATTAGGAAGTGGAAAATAATTAACTGATAAGGACCACCATTGTACAACCATTCATCGACGGTTGCTGCTTCCCATATAGGGTAGAAGTGTAGACCGATAGCGTTTGAAGATGGTACAACTGCTCCTGAGATTATGTTGTTACCATACATGAAAGAACCCGCTACTGGTTCTCTGATTCCGTCGATATCGACAGGAGGTGCTGCTATGAAAGCAACGATAAAGCATGCTGCTGCTGTTAGCAGGCATGGAATCATGAGTACACCGAACCAACCAACATATAGTCTGTTGTTTGTTGATGTTACCCACTCGCAAAACTCAGGCCACCCTGCTAGGAGTCCTTGTTGTCTGCGTGAAGTTGTGTTTAGGGTTGTCATTTAAAAAGACGTGTAAGTAGGGCATCGAGGGTTAGATGCGAAACTTATTTCCAGAAATCCCTTACTTCTGGATAAAAGACGAAGTATTATACTGCCCATAGGTCTTGGTTGAAGCAGTCTGGGATGGCGATCCTTTCGAGTCCCAAGATGTGAGGAAATCCTCACTGATTTATTTATATTAACAAAACTTTACAAATTTGTCAAGTTTTATGAAGCACTTCTTTCGTACTTCCAAGTATCATATGCGTCTTTGATTTGTTGCCATAGATATGTTTGCCCCTTCTCATGGAACTCGTCCACTAATGCTTTGCAGTTGCCACTCTCTGTATACTCATGGCAAAAATAGTATGCGTCTTTGTCTATGGTCACCTCGAAGAACATAAGTGCTCCAAGACAAAAGCGTCTCTCTTCGAGACGCTCGGGTGTGTATCTCCACTCTTCAATCATGCTGTGCCATCCTGATTTCTTGTTTAGAATTGGTTGCCCACGTCATAGTATGACATAGGTATTGATAGAATGCTGCCTTGTGTTTAGACAGGTTGGTGTAGCGATTAAGTTTAACCCACTCACCATTCTTATTGTATTCTAATGCAAAACGATCCATCGTCAAGCAGTAACTATTTTTATATAGCGAATACAGGAAGTCCGACTGTTGCTGTTACACTTGTTAAGCATAGAAATGCTAGTAGTGGTGCTACTTTTTTAATCATGTTGCTCCGTATACTGGTTGTAATATTCCGCCCCCTTGATCATTGTCATCATCATCCCCATCGGAGGCACGAAGGAATAATTCCACAAGAACGAGTGCCCCTACTGGATAGAGGCACCACATTATTGCTTGGAAAGGACTGATCTCCACTTATACAAACCCAGGAATAATTTGTCCTGTTGTTAGATAAGCACCTAGTCCTGCGATAATACCTAGCATTGCTAGTCTACCGTTTAACTTTTCTGCTACTGTTTTTGATTGTAGGTCTGTCATTAGAAAATACCTGGAACGATTTGTCCTGTTGTGACGTATGCGCCAACTGCTGCTACGAATCCAAGCATTGCTGCCCAACCGTTAAATCTTTCTGCTTCTGGTGTCATGATAGTGTACCGTTTTTGTGTTGATTGTGTGTATAAAATAGATTCGATGATCGTCATGGTTAGAAACCAAGAAGACCAAAGAAGAAGAAGTTGCCTGTGTAAGCGTATGAAATAAAACCAGTAACAAGTCCAATCATAGCAAGTCTACCATTGATTTGTTCTGCATTTAGTCCATAACCTTTGTATGACTCATCTAAGTAAGGACGAGGTTCAGTCGGGTACATGTTTTGTCTTCCCCCTGATTCTGTTACTGTTGTCATTTTGTTTAGTTTTATTAAGAACTGTTACAATTATATATAATTTCTTAACATTTGTCAAATGCTTTGTTGCAGTTCTCTAACCGTCACACTCTCTGAGTAAAGTTGATGCCCTCCATGTGATCGTATTCGTGTAGAAATATTCTTGCCATCAGTCCTTCCATCTTGATCTTATGTACTGTCTTCTCTTCGTCCTCAAACTTTACCACGATACTATATGGTCTTTCTATTTGAAGGAATGTCTCTGGATAGGATAGACACCCTTCTTCCATGGTTTCCTTTTTATTATACTCTTTGATGATCTTAGGATTGAACACCACAATAACTTGCATGGTCTCTATGTCTGACACCATAGCAAATGCTCTCTCGTTTATGCCAATCTGATTAGCAGACAGACCCACACCTCTATGGTGTAGCATACTCTCTACTAATGTCTGTGCCAACTCAGATCTATCTAAGTTGTACGAGCAATTATTAACCCTCCGTGAGAGGAGGGTGTCTGTGTTGTTAATTAGATCTTTAATCATCTTGTTTGCTGTATGCTCTCACTTCTGGATCTGGGTCTAACCACTTGGTGTACTCGAAGTCCTCCATAGCGGTTTCTATTTGCATTGCATTGTCACATAGATACATGTCTTTGTATCTACCTGACGTACCTAACTTCTGAATTCTATAATCAGATGTTCCATTGTCTAATACCCCTGCATCGACGTAACGATAGGGTTCTCTCTCCATAAGAATGATAGGTGTCATAAAAACTTTACCGAGTCTAGGCATAGTATAACACGTTATACGAAATGATACCACCCTGTTGCTATAAGTTTATCTGATGTATCTGATTTGCGTCCCTTATGATGATACGTCCAGTCCGCTGGCCAGATCACAGTTAGTCCTTTTTGAGCAGGAATATATGTTTCTTGATGGAACCACTCAGTGCCACCGTCAGGAACGTCATTCAGATAGGTCATCCAGACCATGTGTCTATATGTGTTAGACCGAGAAGAACTTTGACGTTCGCAGTGCCACAAGTGGTATCCCCCACCAGGTTTGTAATATTGTAGGTTGAAGAACTCTTCCATCTTCCAACCAGATGTTTTGCTACACAGTGGAAATATCTCAACGTAATTATTCATTACCCTGTTTACTTCTGCTGTGAAGTTTCTGACTCTTTCGTCAGAGATTCCTACAAAGACAGGATTGTCTAGGGAATCTTTTATTTCTGTATTGACTAGACCAGTACCGTCATCAGCAATAGTTTCTCCTGCCCACTTCTCAAATATGTCCTGTGTATGATAGAAGTCTATGATACCATCAGTAACACTTTCATCTATCTTTTCTGAGTAGATGAAGTCAGTGCGAGGAAAGGCAACCTTGCCATCATAATATATTGGTTCTGGTTTGAATGTCATTATACAGGTTGTGCGTGGTAGAAATCAACCGTTAGATTTTCTACCAGTGTGAGGTCATTGTTACTATGTTTCTTATAGAATAGTTGTAACTGTCTTGAAAGAAATGGATGCTCTTTTTCGAGATCAATTTTCCCGAGTGTAGCATCGTGAAGAATTTGCAGTTTGTCTGCAAATAAGTTGTGGATTGTCATAGGAATCGTATGACAAATAATCTACTGCCATGGAGGTCCTAAGACCCAACCCACCAAGGAGTGTCTTACACCTGATTTAACAGGGTCAACTCCATGATAGTCGTCGGAATGAAAGAAGACCATTTGTCCTTTCTTTAATGGTACGGTTTGATTGATGAGTTGAAAGTCTCCGCCTTCAAAGTCATCGTTGAGTAAGAGGGTGAAAGATATCTTTCTTATCTTTCCATTCGTTCTCTTCTCAGCGTGCCATTCGGATTCGTCTTGATGCCAGTCATAGTGGTCTCCTTCTTTATAGCGTGTAAGTTGTAACGGTTCAAGGAAGTCTACATCAAAGTTCCAGTTTGCTGCTTCATTTACTTTCATTACATAAGACAAAACGAGATCGTCAAGGTCTTTATCCTGTACGAATATTACGTCAGAGGTTCTAACCTTATCAATCTCGGTGGATTCATATCCTTTCTGCAAAAATAGAAATTGTTGTAGTGAATTAAATTCAGCGTCGTCTAAGTCGACGGTAACATAACGATCACGATAGTTCATATATTATATAGTTCGTGGGTGAACCTTGTGGGGTACCATTTCTTTACCCATGATATTAAATGATACAATAGTCCTTGAAACACCAGTAAAGTTAGGTTCCTGCATGTGTGGTAAGTATGAGGGAAAGAACACAACGTCTCCTTCCTCCACGTCAGGCATATAATCTACCACCTCACCATTGATATAGTTATGGAAAGGTGCAAAGAATGTTGTTGCCTTATGGATACTAGGATCAAAGTCAACATATAATACTGCTGTGATGCCAACAGGACCATGGTTATGTACCCCATGGAACTGACCATTTGCTGTGGTCTGATGCCACATTGCTACTAGATTGTATATGTCTAACTCGTAATCATGTTGCATCTCATCCATGATAGGTTTGAGTGCATCTAATACTGTCCAATAATATTTTGGCATTGACTTGTTAGTAACCAAGTCATGATAGTCTGTGTCCATTTCATGTGTGTTGACACGTCCACCAGTTATGTGTGCCTGTGGACTGTTCTCATCACATTGAGACAATATAAGTGGTTTCCATTTGTCCCAGTCAGGAACTTTAAATGATTCAATCGGTATAGTGAACATGTTTAATAAACCATTCAGCGTCTACAACTACAAGAGGTTTCTTGCGATTCTTCTTCATGAACAAGATAGGTTCATGCTTACCTGAGTTCGCTTCTGCCTGTGAATATGCTTCATATACATTCAACTTCTCTACATTCTTACACTCAATACTGAAAGGAAACTTTGACCTAGCGTCTCTCGCCATAATCAAATCTTCCCCTCCTGCACCCATGCTTCGAGACTCTATGTCCTCTGGGTGGATATTACGGTGTTCTATGAGCATGTCACGAACCCATTGTTGGAATCGTCTGCCCTTACCTTTTGCACTCTGTGGTTTCAAGTTCCCTCATAGTCATCACTATATGTATATGGTTTAGGTGACTTCCATAAACCAGTCTTAGGATCTACATCTGATTTAAGATAACTCTCAGGATCTTCTTTGATAGCATCCTCTAAACTCTCTGCTAAGAGTTTGAGGTTGTGTGCAATTAGTTTTACTTTGTCTACGTTCATGATGCCATTACCTTTGCCCAGTCTTCGTTGAATTTAGCGAGTCCTTCGCGTGTAAGTACATGATCATACATCTTCCAGAATATCTTAGGAGGCATGGTAACTACATGAGAACCACGTTTAAAACATTCTGATACATCTTTCACATTTCTTAGTGATGCTGCAAGAACTTCGGTCTCGATACCATGTTGACAGTATGTTGCAACGATATCTCCTACCAAGTCTACACCACTGAATGAGTTGTCGTCAACCCTACCCACGAAAGGTGATACGAAAGACGCTCCTGCTTTTGCTGCTAGGATTGCCTGTGCAACTGAGAATATAAGAGTAACGTTTACTTTTATATCATCACTTGCTAGGTCATTACATACTTTAAGACCCTCGACTGTGCAAGGGACCTTGATTGTAATGTTTGGATTAATTTGTACATATTCATCTGCCATTTCCAGCATTTCTTCTACGGTATCTCCTGACACCTCTGCTGATACTGACGCATCCCAACCAAATAATTGTGTAATAGATTCAAGTACATCTTTTGGATTCAACCCTGACTGTAACATCAGTGTTGGGTTAGTAGTAACCCCATCTATAAGACCAGTGTCTACTGCCTTAGTGATCTCATTAACATCACTACTGTCTAGAAAGATCTTCATGGACTTACGTTCTAATTCTTCACTCATATTTATTTTGGATAATAAAAAGGACACCCGATGGTGTCCTCATATTGTAACACTTAATTTTACTTTTGTCTAGGATTGAATAAGTTCCAGTTATTAATATTGAAGTTATCTAGGTAAACCCATTTGGCATAGTGGACCCCTCTGTAACAGAGAAATGCGAATACTTTTTCTGGATTATGAATCTCAGGATCATATTCTGGAATGTTGTGGTCCCAATCGAAATGGATTTTTAACTTCATGACTAGAACCCTTCCTTTTGTAAGAGTCTAACTTCCGTATAGATTATTCCTAAGAATAATGCCATTCCAAGGGAGATACCACCTACTGTCAGTAGCATGATTAGACCTCCTTGTTTACTTTAATTCCTCGATATACGAGTTGTGTTTGATCAGTGTTTACGTTTGTGTCCTTGCGTGTACGATTTGTGTCATACTGAACACCGCGATAAGTAACTTGTGCCATTTGATTTTTAGTAATAGGATGTTTTTAAGATCCGTTCCTTCAATCTTTTGCGTCCTTACAATACACTCCTTGTACCTCACCAAACTCATAGTAAAGATCAATAATTTCTTGTCTATCTTTATCACTAAGATCTGGATAGACCTTAGCACGATCTACAAGTTCATTGATGTCTCCACATGTAACGCTAACTGCACTGGCAGATGCTAATAATAAGGCAAGCATATGTATCATAGGATGAACGTACCGTTCCGAGATTTACTTGCGTCCTATCTGTAAAGGTTCGCAATTTCTATCTTCAACTTTGGTAAAGAAGTAATCAATAAGATACTCCTTAGCATCACGATTAAGGTTACTATCTGTTAGAACCTCAATCCTGTTGGTGTTCCACTCTTCACATGTCATCTGCCAGTGGGCAGGGTAATGTTCTGAGAGGAGCGTCGCTGATAGTGCGATACCAATCATAAGATGAACTTATGTTACACATAAGATGAACGTAATGTTATTATATCATAACAATACTATTTATGCGAATTAACATTCTCTTAATGTTACAATCGCTACTATTTCTTCTTTCGTCTAGTCAGACCACTCTTTTTCAAGTCTCTCTTCACCTTCTTCAAAAAAGATAAGTGGTCCCTGATACCAATTTTCGGGTCTATGACAGAGAGGATCAGTCTGTCGTTCTTCTTCTTCCATTTGTCCAACAAGGTTAAAGTTTAAACCCTGCAAAAGTTTTTGCATCCACATCTTGCTTAATGCCTCCGACAACATAAGATTCGATTTCAGTTTCCTGGGGTGCGTTTTGTTGACCCTTACTATTTAGCCAGTGTTCTGTCCATGGTAATGGGTTATTTGATGCAGGGATATCGTATATTGGTTTGATACCTAGTGCTTTCATACGTCTGTTTGCTATCCACTCGACGTACTGTGATAATAATCTTTCGTTTAGTCCTATGATACTACCTTGTGAGAACAGATAGTTCGCCCAGTCTTTCTCTTCATCGACTGCTGCTTTAAACATAGAGATAACATTCTCTTTCTCTTCTTCGTGGATTTCTTTCATGATAGGATCGTCTCCTTTCCTCCACTTGTACATTATCTTTTGAGTAAGTGCAAGATGCTGACTTTCGTCTCGTGCGATGAGAGAGATAATCTTAGCGGATCCTTCCATAAGTTTGAGTTCACCAAATGCAAACGAGCAAGCGAACGAGACATAAAACCTGATACCTTCGAGGATGTTAACATTGGCAATAGCACGGTAAAGAGAACGTTTCATATCTTTCATTGTCCAGTCAGTAGTCGGAGAACCTTTCCAGTCTTTCTTCCACATGTTACTTTCTGCCCATGCTCCTGCACGATCTAGAAATTCATCGTATGCTTTTGTTACTGACTTTGCTCTTGCTATGATCTTTTCGTTGTCTAGTACAGTGTCTAAGACCTCAGCAGGATCTGGATATACATTCTTAATGATATGAGTATAAGAACGAGAGTGGATTTGTTCCATGAATTGCCAGACACCCATGCAACCTTCCAACTCAGGAAGAGAACAGTAAGGAGTAAATGCCATCCCTGGTCCTCTACCTTGTACCGAATCCAATAGGATTTGATACTTCAAGTTACTTGTATATATGTGCTTTTGTTGTTCGTTTAGGGTTTTGTAATCCCCTCTGTCTTTTTGTAGTGATACTTCCTCTGGTCTCCAAAAGTATCCTAGTTGTGTCTGTGTCAACTTGTCGAAGTCTGGGTACTTAAAGTTGACATACTGTTGCATCCCTAGGGGTGCCCCAAAAAACATTGGTTGTGTTGTTGTGTTATTTTTCTTTGAATTAAAGACAGTGGTCCCCATTCTCGTCCTCGGTTCGGTGTGCATTTATTGTTAATAATATATTAGACGTTGCACGCATCACACTCTGCTTCGTTGCCTGACATAATATCGTTTATCAAATTGTCAAGCACCTCAGTGTTGTCTGGTGTCTCTTCGTCTTTCTTGATGTCGTAGGTATTCTGATAGTAACTTGTTTTCCAACCATACTTATAGGTTGCAAGTAAGTCTCCTGCCATGACAGATACAGGTACCTTATTATCAGGGTAGTTTTCTGGATTGTATGACCAGTTACCAGAAATTGCTTGGTCAAAGAACTTCTGCATAACTGCAACTATTTTAATGTATCCTTCATTTGATTCCATATCCCAGAGAAGAGTGTAGTTATTCCTGTAAGTATTGTACTGGGGTACAATTTGTTTGAGTGGTCCTTTTTTACTCTTCTTAACGGACAAGTAATCTCTTGGTGGTTCAATTCCGTTGGTAGCGTTAGACACAATGGAACTGCTCTCCGATGGCATCTGTGCGGACAATGTTGAGTGTCTAAGACCGAACTCTTTGATGTCATCGCGTAGAGAATCCCAATCATAAGCAAGTGTATTTTCTACTATCTCGTCTACCTCCTTCTTATATGTATCAATAGGAAGTATTCCATCAGAATACTTTGTGTGTTGGAAACCATCACATGCTCCACGCTCTTTTGCTAGGTTGTTTGATGCCTTCAAAAGGTTGTATTGGAATGCTTCTGTAAGGTCATGAACCAACTGCCATGCACCCTTGTCAGCATAGTGTTCACCATTCTTAGCAAGGTAATGTGCTAGTCCTATGTAACCTATACCAAGTGAACGACGTGCTATTGTACTACGCTCTGCTGCCTTGACTGGATAGTTCTGATAGTCTATCAGTTCTTCTAGTCCTCTGACTGCCAGATCACATAGTCCTTCTAGTTCTGTTAGTTTTCTTATCTTACCTACATTGATAGCAGATAATATACACAATGCTATCTCTCCTCCTGCGTCATCTATATGACTGATAGGATCTGTCGGTAGAGTGATCTCTTGACAGAGGTTACTCATGCTTACCTTATCTTTGAATGAACTATGAGTATTAACATGGTCAATGTTCATCAAGTATATACGTCCTGTCTCTGCTCTCTCTTTCAATAGAGATAGTATCAGTTCTTGACCTCCGATTGTTGCTCGTGGGACGGACTTATCATCTTCGTAATAGCGATATAACTCATCAAACTTATCGGTCCCAAAACTCTCAAACAAACCAGGACAATCATGAGGGGAAAAAAGCGAGACTTCTTTATTTTCGATAAACCTTTCATAAAATAGTTTGGATAGTTGGATACTGTAATCAAGTTTTCTTACTCTATTATCTTCTGTTCCCTTATTGTTCTTTAATACTATTATGTCTTCTATTTCTCGGTGCCAGATGGGGAAGTGGACAGTCGCTGATCCACCTCTAATGCCATTCTGAGTGCAACATCTGACAGTGCTTTCAAACTTTTTGAGGAACGGTACAACACCTGTGTGTTGCACTTCTCCACCCCTGATTTTACTGTTGACCGCACGGATTTTGCCTGCGTTGATACCAATTCCTGCCCTTTGAGCAACATAGTACCCAATAGCCATATCACTTGCAAAGATACTATCGAGGGTGTCATCAACATCAACAAGAACGCAGGAAGCAAACTGTCGAAGTGGAGTTCGCACCCCTCCCATGATAGGTGTGGGAATGTTGATTTTGTGCGTGCTGATCGCGTCGTAGTATCTTTGGACATAATCGAGTCTCTTTTCTTCTGGATATTTCTGGAATAATGTAGCAGAGATCAACATGTACATGAACTGAGGTGTCTCAAAGATAGCACCTGTACTTCTATCTTGTACTAGATATTTATCTACCACCTGTCTCATGCCTGCATAGGTAAACAGGTAATCTCTATTGTGATCTATGTATGAGTCGAGGGATGCCCACTCGTCCTCACTGTATGCTCCTGCAAGGGCACTGTCATATATTCCCTGTGCGATTCCCTTGTCAAGATGTGATTTAATAGTAGGATGATTGTCGGGATGCCCCTTGTAGACTTCTTTCCTGACATCAAACAGTAATAATCTAGCAGCAACGAACTGATAGTTTGGAGCGTCTAATGAAATTAAATCATTAGCAGACTTAATTAGAATGTCTTGTATATCTTGTGTTCTAATACCATCGAAGAATTGTATATTAGAATTGATCTCAACTTGTGATTCGGATACTCCTGCGAGTCCTTCACATGCATACTCAACCATCTTGTGTACCTTTTCTAGGTTGAGAGGAGTGGCAGTGCCATCCCTTTTAATTACGTTCATACTTTTTTCCAGTCTGCTAATTTAAGTGTTGCCTCTAATCCAGAGAAAGTGTTGTGTTTAATAATAGCATAAGGATCATAACCTTGCAACACCATTTCATTGATGTCCTTTTCCTTTATGTCCTTATCCCAGATGACTACTTTGTCACCTCGTTTAATTGCGTCTGCAATTCTATCGACGATTTGTTTGCTTCTTGGTTCGTTGTCGAAGACCCATACTTTATCTCGAACATCAATGGACCGATGATCAACATCGCTGCCACACATAGCAAGAGCGTTGGGAATGAAAACGGAGTCGAAGGGTCCTTCTGTGACATAAACAGTCTCGTCTAAGTTTACTTTGTCTTGACCAAACACCTTGGGTTGGTCCTCAAACATTATAGTTATGTATCGTAGGTGGGGGTTTGCCTCCAAAGATCTACCCTGGATTCCAAACATAGTACCATCATGACGTAAGAGAGGGATAATAATTCTAGGTCTGTCATACTTTAAGTCAGTAAACGTTCTTGGTTTTTGTGTGTTCACCCACTCTTTAAACTTACTGACATAGTAGAAACGTGACAAGTCAGGTATCTTTCTACTTTGTAAATATACTTTCGCTGGATGCCCATTATTTAGTAAATCTACACTCGTCAAGTCTAACGTTTTCTTAGCAAAATAGGGAGTTGAGTCAGGGACTTCTAACTTCTTAGTTGTAGTTCCCTTTCCTGTTCTCCCTGTTCTATACTTTTCCATCTGGTACTCAGCATAGATCTCTGGTGCTATGTCTTTGAGGAAGTTAGGTGCTGTTCTACCTACACCACAGTTGTGGCATTTGTACACCATCCTCTGTTTAATCGCAAAGAAATACCCCCGCGCTTTATTGCGGTGCTTTTGACTGTCACCACAATAAGGACATCGGAAGTTGTATAGTCCGTCCCTTACCTTTTTAAATTTCTCTAAGCGATAAGATACTTTGTCGATGTAATGCTCATCAACTGCGCTCATATAAAGGTTGTACTTGCTCAGTTAGTGTAGCACTATTAGATTGAGTTTGCAACCCCTGTAATAATTTCTGACCTGGTGCTGATACGAGGAAGCATATAACAGATAGTGCTCCTGCTATTGACCACATCTTCTTCTCCATCAACCTGAGTCTATCATCTACCTTTCTTATATCTCTCTCGCATCCTTTCTTTATAGCACTTGTCTCTCTATTAACATCAGCAGATAGTCTATCGATCTTCTCAAATAATACTTCGTCTATCTTATCTTGCTTATCTAACTTCTCATTATGCACAGCAAGAAGTTGACCCATCTTTACAGAGTTCTCCTGTAAGGTGTCAACGACTCGTTCGAGTCTTTCTATAATAGCACTGTTTATATCTGACATTATTTCAGAGACGCTTGTCTTTTGTCCCAGTAGAATTTGATCACCTGATTAGGATATAACCTCTTGACTGAGAAATACTTTGCTTTCTCTGGACGAAATATCTTTCTTAGTTCTAGTCTGATTGCTTGCTCAGACTTTCCATATAATATAAAGTCCATCGCTTCGTCCTTATAGGAAACACGGAAGGGCAATGCCATGGCAGTCTTTTGTTCTAGGTCTACACTTGCGTTAGAGACCTCTTCCTTAACGTACTTTCTACGCTTAGGTTTCTTCTTAGTTAGTTTACTAACTCCCATCATAGAATCAAACCCTGCAACAGGTCCATTAGCAGCAGAGGATCCTGAGAATCCACCTGTGCCAGCACTCATTGTTGGGGCATCTTCATTAATCATAGTGAGTCTAACTCTTTCTTAACATCATCATCGATAGGGACGTTGGCAATACTACCACCATCTTTATAACGATTGAGGTAGATAACAAATGTTTTGAGAACAGACCAATACTCACGTTCTAACTTGTACATGAGTAGTGGTAACGTTCCTTCTCCAAACACATTGAACAACACTATCAAATGATTGAGGATCAAGTTCGTACGAAGCACACCTGTCTTGATGTACCTTTTAAGTAATCGTTTCAGATACTTAAACTTCTTCATGTCTTCCATGAAGTCGTCTATTGTAACTGAGTGTGGGTTTTCGTAATACTTGATTGCAAACATTAAATGATTCTTCTCATTTAATTCATCAAATCTCATAACATAAAACTTTTAGATTAAGAACCGAAGGTTAGAGTAGCAGCACCGTCAGTGTACTTTGTCTCAGCACCTTTGCTTGTATTTAACACACAACGATACTTGTATCCGTTAAGTGTTGTTCCTGCTAGTCCACTGTATGCAAGAGTTGCAGTAGTGAANTTAGCATAGGTAATACCAGTGTCAAGTGAAGCACTAATATCTACCCAACGAGTAGTAGCACTTGCTGTCTGTCTCTGCCATTTGTAAACCTTAGTACCAGACTGATCAACTGTGAATGCAGCAACGAATGTTCCAGCACCACTAGATGAAGTAGAGTTAGCGGGTTGTGTACCAACTGTGATAGTTTCAAGTACGTCTGCTACTACTGTCTCGTCTGCTGCGTCACCTGATGTTCCTGCTGCCACTCTAAGTGATGCAAGTTTCTCTGCCTTATGACGCTCGGTACCATTATGTGTCTGGTATGTTCTATACAACCACCATCCAGGTCCGTCAATTCCTCTTGTTTTGTTAGATGCAATACCGTCTTCTGTGGTATCTACAAATACTAACTGGTAATTAGAGATACTATCTCCACCCTTGATTACATACTCTGCAACCGCCTTTGGTGGTGTTCTCTTGATTACGTTTGCAGCAGTAACTGTTGCAGTTGACCCTGCGTAATTCTTGTGAAGTTCAATAGCAGTTGTGCTAGTGACTTGCTTTACAATATATGCAACGCTACTAATTTCTAGTACGTCACCTGGGACTACGCTATCAGCAGCATTCTTAGTAACAGTAGCGTCTCCATTGGTGACTCCTATGTTCTGTGTGAATGCAGCAGCGTCAATCTTACCATAGATCGCCATTCTTTACTCCAAGTACAATGTGTTTCCTATATTTTATTTATAAAAAAAGGGAGGTTGCCCTCCCTGATTATCTTATTCGCGGTTCTTGATCGCTTCTGCTACCGTCGCCAGTAACTTATCGTCAGCATCCGTCTTAGTTAGTTTTACTGCCTTTCCTAGTATAACTAGGCAGATGTCGATGAGTTTCTCACCGAGTTCAGCATCATCTGGTATTTTATCTACTGCGTCAGAGATGATCTTTGAGGCAATAGGTAGTAGAAATCCGAACATAATTAATTATTGTAGATCTACTCTATATATACTACTTATCTGCGGTAAACTTTCGGTCCTTCATGTAACCCCACTTACCTTTATGCAGTGCTCGTATACCTCTCTTGTCTTTGACGACCTCTGTCTTTTTCTTAACGAAATCCTTGTAACCCTTCTTATCCTTTGCTGCTTGATGAGCATTTCTAGATTTAGTCAGAAGTTCATGCTTTACTCCTTTGCTCCATTGAGCACTATCTAATTCGTTAAGTTCCACGGTTTCATTTAACATTCATCCCTGCTTTCTTTCTATCATGGTCAGCAGTCATCTGCATCATCTTAGATTTCATTCTATCCTTGATAGCAGTCTTCTTAGCAGAGGTATCAACAGAAGCATACTCCTGTACAGTCTCTTCTTCTACTTCATGACCCTCTTCTGGTGTGTTGTCAACTGCACCTTCACCTTTGGGTTGTAGTTTCTTCTTACGAAGTTCGTCGAGCATAGACTCTTTCATTTTAATAATCTTAGATCTGACTTTACGTCTGTTCAATAGATACTTATCAGACTTATCATGGTCACCGTCATTGTCGATGTCCTTGTCTTCTTTACCTACTGGATCTAATTTCTTCTCGTCTAAATTCTTTTCCTGCATGAGGTCCTCCTTTTTGGGATTAATAGTCACACCGTTCTTCTTTACAGTGGTAGTGACTCGCTTGTCTTGGTCTGGTTTCATGATTCGATTCCTAGTTCATTGCGCCAAGAGTACTTTTCGACATTGAGTGTTTTAGGATAGTCTTTGTCCCCTGGTTTTGCTGGTTTCTCACCACGCTTTCTCTTAGCATGGATATTATCCCACAAACCTTTCTTTTCGTCTAGGGGTTGTTCGTCTTCCTTAACACAATTTGGTACTTGCTTACCACCTTTTGTTTTGGTGCCCTTTGCTTTGTACCCATCCCAACATTTGCCTGCACCCACGTTCTTGCGTGCCTGCTTCAAACTCTCGACCATTTCGTTGTGTAGTGCATCTATATCTATGCCTTCTGTCACACCACCTGGTCTCTGTAAATTTAATCCTAGGTCTCTGGGTTCCTTAGCAGTCTTTTCTCCCTTCTTACCCATGATTTGATAGCGTCCGTCATTCTTCATACCTGTTATGACAAATGACTCTCCGCCCTGTGATATCACTCTACCAATGTTACGATCCTTGTCGAACTTGATCTTGTTCTTGTCGATTAGTTTCTTTTCAACTGGGAATCCTGCATAACCCTCGACAATCTCCTCGTGATTCATAATGATGTCAACGATTGCTCTGCCTGCGTCCTCTATACGCTTGGTCTTTGGATCTTCTCCTCCGTAAACGCAGTCTAGGATTTGTGTTTGCTCTTGCAAACTGTACCCTAATAACACAGATCCTATCTTAATATCTAACATGGTTTGATAAAGTGGTATTACTATTTAGATTTGACAGACTTTCTGAACTCAGCAAACTTCTTGGTTGCTTGCCCAGGAGTCATCGCCTGTACTGCCTGTCTATATTTATCTGTTCCTATCTTCCAATCGTTACCTGACCCATCATCCGCACTGTAATTACTCTGATCATTCCTGTGAATGTGACCTTCCTTTGTTACTCCTGCTTTGGATCTTTCTCTCTCTGCTACTGACTTGATAAGCATCTTCAATACTGCACGCTTACCATATGGATTACTCTTACGTCCTAGTGGTACACCCTTATCCTTTTTAGGATTCTTCATTGCTATCTCTGTAATATCTCCCAACCATGCCTTGAACTCATCACCGTGCTCATCTTTAAATATGACATGATTAGTTCCTCTGTGTACTATGTGACCTCTAATACCTGTGTTGTCATGCTCTATGAGTGTACCAGTATCAAATATTTCACCTTGAATATAGTGTTCTCTCAAATCTTCTAGTGCCAACTTAGGAGAAAACTCCCATGTTTCCTTGACTGTCTTTTCCTTTGTACCTGTTGCTGTACTCAACTTCGCCTTTGCTTTCTTCGCTGCCTTTGCTGCCTTTTCTTTTGGTGTCATCCCTGCTGCAACGTCTGCCATCATCTGCTTACTGTTCTTATACCCACCAGTGCCTGCATGGAATGCTTCGTGGTCTCCCTTTGTNGCATGCTTACGCAAAGCACTTGCACTAAGTCTCTCCAAAGGATCCTCAGACTTAGGATCACGCTTACCAGCAGACTTAACATTAATACTCTTGAAGTCATAGTGCACTCCATTGTATTTCTTGGTAAGTTTATCAAATTCTTTGACTCTATCGTCACCAACTACCATGGTTACATGCTCATGACCTTCATCGTTAAGGTCTTTCATGATGTCAAATATATTTCTATGTGCTTCGCTGTTCTGAATCTTGTCTTTATGGTCTTTAAACATCGCACGCATGTGCTTTATCTTCTGGTCTGCTGACAGTGGGTTCTTCTTATTGTCTTGCGTTCTACTAGGATAGATCCTGTAATTACCTGTGTCTCCACCATATGATTTCACTGCGTCCATCATCTTACCATGTCCTGCATGAGGAGGATTGAACCGTCCAAAGGTAAATGCGACGTGCTTATCCTGCACCTCTTGCTTTTTAGCAGAGGATGTAGGTTTCTTCTTAGGCGTTTCTGCCTCTATGATGAACTGACGAAATCTCATTTAGACCAATTCTTTGCCACAGTAAAGTTTGCACGAGAGAATTCAAGTCTGTCAACTAATTTGACTGCTGAACCATCTTTGATAGCAACAAATCCTTCTGGACTTGTAACTCGGTATCCATCCTCGTCTTCAAGGAACGTGCCGACACCTTCTATCTTCTTCAATTTATTTATAATCTTAACCTTTGCCTTCATCAACAGTTTGAATCCAGTAAGGGCAGAGAAAATGACACTCTTGTTACTATTTAGATAAGTTAGGTTCTCTTGCTTCTGTTTTCTCCATGTTTCTTTTCCCTTCTCACTCTTTTTCTTATCAATTTCTTTACCAAATTCTTTCTCAACATAGTATATGTAACCCTTTGCCATCTTCTCTGCACTGTCGGGGATACTATTCTGTCTGACTAAGATGTTTATATACTTCTTGAACATAGCAGCATAACTAAATGGTTTTGTACCACCACCTATTGCATTTAAGAATGTCTTAGAGCGTAGTAGATTAGTCTTTGCCATTCTAATATCATTCTTTACACTTGATAGTTCTGTTGGTGTTAAGTTTGCAACTCCATTTACATTAGAGAATGCAGACGAGAACACTGCTACAAGTTTGTTGTTCTGCATACCTGATACATCTACACCAAATCCTGCTGTCATAGTGCTGACACTGGTGCCAGTATATCTTGTATGAAATACTATACCTATGTCAGATTGTCCTACCTTCTTTCCCATTTCTGTATTCTTTTCTACACAGTATGTGATAGTGTTAGGTTTAAACTTATAGCATACCTTACCACCCATGGTAACAACAGGAGGTGTCTCTGTATAGAGAAGGTCACCTTGTATCACACCCTTGATATTCAACTGTGATAGGTGATCAAATGCTTTCTTTAACTTATCATTTAACTCACCTTCATAGAAAGAATCAATGTCATCATGTGAGTAACATATCTTTGGATTGTTCTTATTAAATACAGACTTAGTTCCTAC